TACAGAGTGACACAAGAAATGTCACTCAAGTTGTTGTTTTTCCCCGTAGAATACTGCTTCCATCCCTTGTGTATTAAGGGCGAATTTTCAGCGTTACCACGAAAACTTGTGATTAATTTTCGACCGATCAATGGAAACCACAAAATCCATTGTTAAACCCAGCCATGTAAAAGTTTACAGATCTGGGGCACCTGAAGATACCCAGCCTGAGATCGTCACCATAAGCAACGAAGATGTCAGGCTCCAGGTTCTCCGCTTTTTCAACAGCGAGAGTACCTGAAGACTCAGGTATCTTTGGGTCATCACTTGTCGTAGCGAAAAACGTTTGGTGCATTTGCGCTGGGACAGAGACATCGATGAAGTTGACATCAGTAGTCAGAGGGTAATACTTCTCCCTGGGAGGCTGTCCTCCCCACGTAGACGTGGAGGAGGAAACAGACCCACCTGGATGAAGGAAAACCCCACCCGCCAACACGTCAAACCCTGGTACACCATCAGTGCCCGGAGCATTAAATGTTGGCATGAAAACGATGTTGGCACTCCCCCGAGTGTTACCATAGATGCGGTATTTAATCGCACCTGCCCACGCCGCAAACAAATTGGTCCAAGGACCAAAAGGACTCGTTCGTAATGTAGTGTAATGTTGAAACCCATTAACACTAGTTACCATCAAGTCCCTCCTAAACGCTGGTCTAGGGGCATATCGAGAGTAACGCCGACCCACTTCGTGGACATCGGCGACACACATCTCAAACTTCTCCCCAATCTCGAGACGACAAGGAATGTTCGGTCTCGGCGGGGTGTCTTCTGTAGTGACGGCGACACTCTCCACTTCACCGTCTTGGACAGGCAACACTCCACCTGATTGGCCCCTAGCGTTCTTTGGGGCCTCCGTCTCTTTCTTCGTTTGCTTCTGCTTTTCTTCCCTCTTCTTGGTCAGAAGAGTTTGCATCAAAATAGAAGATGACTTCTCTATGGAGTCGTCCATCACCTCACGATTAGGATTAAGTGAAGGATTCACCCATACGGGTATGAAAATTCCAATCTGGAACAAATTCCAATCACCCGGTGCCACGGTCATTTGCACTGGATTAACAAAAGTGAATGTGTATTCAGTTAGCGAAACTGTCACTCGATTCACTGCATGTTGCCACCAAGTACCGACCATGGAAGTCCCATCATAATATCTTGCTGAAATTGAGCCTGAAGCCAAATGGTCACCAACAGGTAAAACCGCTGATGTGGTGAAGCTCGACCTCAAGAAAGTGACCCAGGTAGTAAACACCGTTCCAGGTTGGAGAGGATTCCTTACCGGATTACCAATAAAAGTATCAGTAGTGATCTGAACATTATTAGCATCAATTCTAGGCAATCCTGTCCAACTGAAAGGTGAATACGCTCTAGGTACACTCACTTTGGGATTAACGAACCTCAACAACACAGCGAAATCCACATATTGAGCAACCGTCGATGGACACTGCAGCGTATTGGCGATAAACACATTCAAAACACCTACTGAATAATTCTGATTAGGATCAACCTGTCCGTCTCCCTCATAAGTCCGCAAAAATTCAGTCGCGGCATTATAAGGGATGGTGACCGATTGAACCGAGACATCATCAGTATAATCCATTAGGGTTGAATATGAAACATTCCTCGAGCCCGCCGTCGCCGTGGCAGAACCATATACCACTACTGCTTGTAAGCGAGTAGTATGGTATCTAGACCTGCCAGCGATGAAGGTAAACTCAAGGTCTGATCTCCAAAACATGAACTGATTCAACACTGCAACGTTGATTGGGGTATTAGCCCCCTCCAATAAGCCGTACCTAGAATTAAGTATGACCGAATAGAGGGAAGTACCCGCAACCTGAGCTGTTGTCTGTCGTACTGTAGTCAAAACCGTCGACTTTCCAAGAATTGTGCTTATTTTGGTCTCGCACGGGTCGAATATACTCATCTGCTGCCTAGACATTGCAGATGGGTATAATTGCAAATCAACCGTCGGGCGAACACCATAAGAAACACTCATACCTGGAAAGGATTGCACTACAGGTAACCCACCAGAGCTCAATGGTGGATTGTCCAAAGGTAAGGGAATTGAAGCCTCCACTTCAGTGGTCTGTGCCAACTCGGGTGAAACCGAATTTGTCAGACCTTGAATAGGCATCGTGCCACCCACATTACTAAAATTATTAGTAACGTGAGTAGATTGTCCAGCTCCCTGACCTCTGTACGCGGTTGGCAAATCCATAATTCTTATCTCGCCATCAGGAGAGACACGCATCATACGCTCCTCACCTCTCGTTGCTGCTATCGGACGTGGTATCTTAAAGCAAGCACCTGGAAATGAGGAATAGATTGACACGGTCACACTATTCGTTGTCGCAGAATTAAACTGCAACAAGGGGGTAACATATATCGTCCCTAAAGACTCTGTATCTTGAGCCCCCGTATTCAAATAGTTCCTAAAGTACTTGAAAGGAATTCTTAGAGTTGCCGTTGTGTTGCGGTCTGCATTAATCAGCACATGTGTACCAGTTAAGATATTGGAACTTCCATACGAATAATTAGCCAATGGGACAAAATAGGCACAAAGTGTCCCTCCATAAAATGGTTGACCATTTATTTGAAATTTCAGTTCCATATGATCGAAATAAAAGTACCTGTACTGATTTATAGGCATGTTTTGCATATTCTGCTGGTCCCCTAACTTGGTAATACCAAAGGGAACAGCATAAGACGCAATAGACAAACCCACAGGATCTGCAGTCCGCCAGTTAAAACTGCCCCTAAAGATAGTTGAATCGGTAGACAATGCCAAGTCAGCATCGTCAGCGTTCATACCTTTATGGCGCAGCTTTGACTCTCCCTGAGAATTATTTAAACTCATGCTTTCGGTGGTCACTTTTTCATTCAACTTCACAATTGAATGCGATGATTGGCCAAAGGCATTCATAAAATTCTCCTCAGTGCCTGTCGTTCTCCTAGCGACAGTGTCCCTAACGCGTTCGAAAGAGGGGAGCTCGATAACATCGAAACCCCCTCTCTCCAACGCGTTATTGACAACATTGCAATACTCTTCGTAAAACTGCCGGCCCCAAATTGAAGCCATCTCCATGGCCATGCGCGCTTTCTCTAAAATCTCTGAATCCTTTGATTTAGTCCAGCACAACATCTCCTTTAAAGTCGTCTTACGAAGAGCACCACAATACCGACCATTCACGTTCCTGGGGTGAGCCCCCAAAAACGTAATGTCCTCAAAGCTTCTAAAGGAATCATCTAATTCTCTGCTCTTATCATCAGAAGTATAGATTAAGTTCAAGGGCCTCAGTTTTCTCTCAATCTGGACCGGGGTGAACTTAGCCTTAACCCTATCGGAAAAGCAGAAAATATGATCATCCCCTAACACTTTGAGCCTCACATGGTCCTCGAAAAACAAGTGGGGTTCAGATAGTCCGAAAATGTATCTCAAATACATCTCATTAACAAGATTGTTAATGATCGTAGTAAAGAAACATCCCGAGAGATGGCTAGCGTCCAAAAACAGCAGGCTCTCTCTCGCTTGTATCGGTGACTTCATCTGATGCCTCACGAAATTTTCGTGGACCAATCCAGGAACGAAATCTCTACAAAGACGCCCAATAAGAGCATAGGCAGCAACCTGAAATTGCCGCACCATACTCTTATCGAAATTCTTATAATCACCTGCCACAAAGTTGTTTCCAACCTCGGACAGTTTCAAAAAGATGTCGTTCATGTCGTATGAATAAGGGTTCATACCCATCGCAGAAGGAATATTCCTACAAGATTTGGTAACAGCAGCCAAAAAGCTCCCATACTTCATCCTGAAGACACAGTTAGCCGTCATGTCGCTACAAAAGATTAAGCGAGTTCTACCACTCTCAATCTTCTTTTGGCTAACTAGTTCATCCTTCAAATACGCCAGGTATCTTCCCTCATCCATACTACCCCTTTCAATTCGAGAGTTCAACTCAAAAACTCTCTGTTCGAAGCAAGGAGTAGCTTCAAACTCTTCACCATTCCACTCCAAAAAGCTTTGCTTGCCAGGCTTATCTCTAAGCTTAACAAGAGGATACCCCGGAGAAGTTGACACATTCACAGCGCACAACTCCCCTGGGATACCATTAATAGCTTCCTGGAGCGAAAGGGTCCTCTTCCCGCAAGGCCATGTTAAGTTATCCTCATAATAACGAAACATATCCTCACAGACCATCTTGAGCTGCTCTTCATCAATCTCTGGTTGGTTACGATCCAAAGTGTCATTTATCATAACATTCAATGGGTCCTTGCCTCCAGATCTTGGATCATCACTACTCAAGATGGCCGGGCTTTTCTCACTACCCCAAGGTAAGTGAGACGAGATCGTGCTCTTACTAAGGCTTGTGGTCTTTGGTAAGAACACGATCTCATCCCTACTCACCTCTTCAGCTCTAAGCAGGTTTTCACCTGCATAGCTCTGGCCACGTGGCACCATACCCTCATCGAAGGTGAAAACCGGTCCTTCCAACATCTTCAACAGGATCTCCTTCGTTAGAATATGTGCCACACCATACGGTCCCGATCGCGATGAACCTCCTGCAATGTGCATACCCATGTACTTCCCAGGGAGGAAAACACCGGAGCTGCGCACCACAAGGCCGCAATCGCCTTCTTTCACATCTGTATAATATACCAGACAACCATGAAGAACCCTATTAGGGTTATCATAGCACTGATATGTCATAGAGTTGTGGTAGTTGGCGTTGCCATGTCTCGCATTTGGCCCTAAACCGATTTCAACTTCTCCCCTTCTAAACCGGGAGGCGTCTCCATCAGTCCAGAATTTACCGACAATATCAGGGAAATTTGAAATCTCCGTGATGTACGTCGGTAACCTGCCAATAGCGAGATCTCGTTCGAAATCGACCTCGAGCCTCAAGTCAGAAAACTTCATCTTGGCTCGACTATCGCCCCAAACAAACTCCAGCTCCTCCGATACATCTACGTAACGATCTTCATGCTCCAGCCACAACCCATGAGCCATGGTAATAAACGCTCTCCCTTTCAATGGGATAACGTAATTCTTACTACCACGGTATGAAAAGTAGCATTGTTTCAAG